GGCTCCAAGTACTCATGAGCGTGTATCGAACATGAGTCGGGTAGCTCGTCAAGTTCGTCGTAATGCTAATCGTATAGGACTGTTGCCGGCTTTGCCGCCACCAGGCCCTCATGATGAGTTTTAGTGTAGTACAGTAGTTTAGTTTAGTAATAAAGCTTTTTCTATTATCGCGGAAGTTAATAGACCGAAGGGATGGGCGAAGCCCAGCCCTAAAGGTCCAACTCAGTTTCTATGATTTAATTTTATTAGTGGAGTGTATGGAGCGAAGCGTAAGAAACGAAACGATTCTGATTCTTATTCTGATCCTGATTCTGATCCTGAGTCTGAGTCTGATTCCTCTCATTCTTCAACTTCCTCGTCAGTGGTGAGGTCTACTACCTCAGCCAGTGCAGTCCTTCTCTCTGCTTCAATGATGAGCTCCGTCATGATGTTGATGCGACCCCTGTTGCACATGTAGACTTGAGGAGCGTTGTCGTACACGTCTTGAAGGACCACCTGCTGATCTCTGATAGCTGCCTCGTAGTGCATGATCGCTTCCATGTGGAAGCTCTCCTGGATGTTCTTCATGCGCAGGTGTTGGTTGAGTCTCTCTACCTCAAGGCGTAGAGCCACAATGGTCTTCTCTTCCTCGGTGAGTTGTTTGATGAGTCCGATGTTGGTCTTGAAGAGAGCCTCGTTGTCCTCGTGGTAGTGGTTCATCATCAGGAATGCCGCGGTCGACTGCTGGTTGGCGTTCATGGTTACACTTGTGGGTTACTCGGTAGATTGAGAAGTGAGGAGGTTACGGTCACTCGTCGTACCCCCGTACACTTCCATCCACTACCGTCCCCCCCTTGTAAGAGGGGGACGTATAATGTAGCGTACACTATAGTATAGAGTATGCAAGTCAAATCCGTACTATATAGGAGTTTGTATGTATATGTATGTGGTCCACACAACGTATAACGTATACTTCAACATATATGTATAGTATACGTATCAGATGTATACTGAGTCTGAGAATCTGATTCTCAGACTTAGCATGAAGGGCGCGCGCGGGCTCCGCGCGCTTCTCCAAGTCCCCCAATTCCAGATCACAATGTCATTCAACATTGGACAATCTAAAAGTTACCAACCGAAGCGAAGCGAAGGTTGTAACACGCTCCAGCGCCTTTAGCGTAGCCGAAGGCGGAGCGGGGGCGCGAGCCCAACAGATGCGCGACAGCGCATCCCAGAACATAATATTTGTTTTGGTTTTATATTTTTACATCCATTATACACACTTAATAGGAAAAGCGGACCCACGTCAGTTGGGTTCAAGAAACACCCTTGAGGAGCGAAGCGAGCGTAGAGCTGATCGTATCACTCTTCTTGGGAGAAGAGGGTGTCGAGGTCGAGAAAAGGGAGTATATCATCGTCCGAAGCCACTGTTGATGCAGAGTCCATGACCTGATCATCGTCGGGTGATTCGATGGGTGGGTTGTTAAACCACGCTGCTCGAAACGATGCATGTTGTAACCCGTTAGGGAAGTCGATGACTCTGAATCGACGTTTGAGTGGCGCCAGATCTTCGGGACGAGGGAAACATTGTTCCAGTGTGTAGTTAGACAACACAATGATCTTGCGTGGGCGTAGTCGTTGCATTGTGCCTCCCTTGATTTCCCCTGTAAAGGGGTAACGGTCGGCCCATCTCTTTAGGGCTTGGGCTGTGACCGTGTTGTCTGGTGACCATTCCTCGATGGCTACCACGTCTTCGTGACGGTAGCCGTCCCACCACTTGTTGATACTCTTCGCGAAGTGGTCGGGGTATAGATCCCAGAGGGCCTTGGACTTGCCACTGCCCGAAGGACCGACCCACCATTCATGAAGTAGGTTTCCATCCATCGGGTGGTTTCTTGGGGCGAATAGAGACTCAAGTCTGGGCTTGTAGAGGGCGTACTCCTTGGGGTGATGTTCTTCCACCCAATCGAGTGCTCCCACCTTGGACTTGTCGATGATGCCCTTCCATTTAGCTGCTGTTGCTTCCCCTCCTTTTTTCTGCCTGTCATCCAGGTCGAGCGGTGGGTTACCACGTTCGACGAAGTCTCCTTCTTTCTTGCAGTAATCCGCAGCCTGGCGATGAGTGCCGTTACGCACTTCCAGGTGGGGATTCCCAGGAAGCATCGCTTTTGTTCGTCTGAGCGACTTTGGTTGCGCGAAGAATACGTATCCTTGGAGATGTGGAGTTCCTGAGGCTCCCACTTCTCTTCCGTAGATGAGGTACTGGCATTCCAGTCTCTGAAGTTGTTCTTCGGCTTGCTCATCGTAGTTGTTGAGTGTGAAGCACCAACCTCGGGTTCTAATTGGTTGTTGTGGTACGCGAGGCATTTTGTCGAGTGAAGCCTATGGGTACCCGCGTAGCGGGTGGATGTCCGCATGCGGACATCCTAGTATTACCCATAGGCTTCCGTGCGTGCAAAAACGCACGGTTGTTTACTGATCATTTCAGTAAATATCTGAACGTAAGTTCAGTTGTTCTTTTCACTGTACTTATTCTGAATTCATTCAAGAATATTCCGTCATCATGGCATTTCGTCGTTCCCGTGGAAACATCCGTCGCCCCCGTCGGGCTTATCGTCGAAGACCCGCGTATCGGGCACGTTACGCTCGTCGTAGTTATCGTCGTAGTGCTGCTTCGACTCGCATGCGTCGCGCAGAGGCTTGTCACTGCGAGACAGCCCTAACCGCTGGTGATAAGTTCGTTTTGGTTCAAGCTGATCCATTCGAACCTAAGTTTGGTGGTGCAAAGGTACCGGACTCGTCTACGATTCCGTCCATTGCCACCCCAGTGACAGCCTCGCTGTCGTGTATCACAGGTGCTGCTACCCAGGCTAACTGGAATGCAGCATGGGCTTTTTACCCTACTTTAGCCGGTACACAGATTGCTGCTGTTGGTACTAGTACCTCAGCTGTGACGTGGACTGGTGCGGTAGCATATGATTTCCCCCAGACTAGTTCTTATATTGCACAGTTTGAGGTTTACCGTCCTGTTGCTCATGGTATTCGTTTGAGCTGTCCGTTTGCTCCGACGAGTACGACTGGATTTGTCCATGTCGCGTTGGCGGTAGAAACGTCTTATAATGCTGCTAGTGCAACAGCTGCTGCGCAGTATTTGCAGTTGCCTACCAGTATTAATGAGATTAGTGGTTATCCTTACTACAAGCGGGTGACTCTAGCGTCTTTGACGCAGTCGCCATTAACCATTATCAATAAGTGGACTGATGAGACGGCTTTCCGTTATTCGAATCCTGATGTTAATCAGCAGGCGTCTACGGGTGCCACAGGCATGACGTTTCACATCCCTTATTCTTGGGGTACTTTGGTTGTTATGGTGGAAGGTTATTCCTCCGTAACTACTGCCAGTAACCCGCAGATTCCGCTGCAGGCAGAAGTTATTCTGCATACTGAAGCGATTCCAACGAAGACTTCAACTATTCTCGGTAACACAGCTGCTGCGTCTGAGCCGCAACTGATGTCTGCTGTTTCGCAGGCTGTTGCGAATACTGACTTTAGTCATACCGAGGATCGTCAAGACCAGACTATCTCCGCATATATGGGAGAAGTCGCCAATGCCGCAGGTATAAATAACGAGAGTTTGGGCCGTGCCGCTAATTTCTTAGGCCGTCAGGCGCTCCGTTTCGGTGTTAATACGGCTTACCGGTATTATAACCGTGGGCGTCCAGGTCATGGTTTAGGTGGTGTTAATGACAATCCTGCACGTTTGTTACTTGAATAGGTATGAACGTCAGGGCACCGCCTGCCGCGTATCCTCCAGCAGCTCCTAGAGCTGGGAGGTATGCTCGTCGTGAGGCTCCAAGTACTCATGAGCGTGTATCGAACATGAGTCGGGTAGCTCGTCAAGTTCGTCGTAATGCTAATCGTATAGGACTGTTGCCGGCTTTGCCGCCACCAGGCCCTCATGATGAGTTT